TTACTATCCAACAAATCTTGACTTTCTTGAGTGCGCTTACCATTAACTGATGGGAAGGGCCAAGTCACTACTGGTTTTGGTTTCTGTTGGGTCAACATAGTTTTCCTTTAAGTAAGATTGCATTTGGGTATCAGATACAACTGACAACCTGTACGCAGTATAGCACACTTTTTCAATTGAACCAGTTGGAATGTGAGAAACATGCATCTTTTTTACTTTGAGAGTTCCAATCCCACTGATCTTTATAGGAGTTCCCTCTGCTAGTAGTACTTGAATATTACCGACAAGATGATTTAGTACATCTTCAACTTCGTATTGGTAGTAGCCTGATGACTTAGCTACCATTTCAATCAGTTGTCTGTACTTTTTAGATTTGTATTTTTCTTTGAAACCCATGGGTAAACCTCCATAAATCTAGGTAGTGCAAAAGCATTAAAGATTTCTGCAGTTTCTGCAAAGACGATCTCGTTTGCTTTGCACATAACTTTGAACATCTTACTATCACCGAATACACTGAACACATCACCTTCTTTTAACTCCTGTAGTTTCAAAGGTGTAGTCAGCATTTCCCAATCTCTGATATCAATTTCATTCAACATCAAACACCTCTGAAATAGCTTGAGCGACTTTTTGAGCCAATACAATATGTTCTAGCTGTGTACCGTTAGCCTTACGCACTTCAATATAATGAATGAAACTACGAATGGTTCCTTGTACATATAATCGAGACATTGTATTACCTTCTGGTAGTACAGCACGAGCTTGCTCTTTAGCGATACCATTTGCAATAGCAAAAGCATATGCGTTCTTAGCAGTCTCAATAACCTTATTCTGATAGTTCTCCCACATTGACTGCAATGCTAGATTATCAGTAACAACAGAGTTTTGACGGTTTTTAGGGTCTTGCAGTCGTGCTTCCCTAGTTACAAATGTCAAGTCTTTTGTAGGGTCTGCATAGCGTTGGCTAAACTCTTGAAATGTAAAACTACGGTGACGTAATAGCTGTCGTGCAATATCACGGGTTGTTTCAATTTCAATAGTAGCACTTGCCATCTCAAACGGACTAAAGTGCTTGTGCTTCAACAGATAACCAATGAGCTTATCAGAGGTTTCCATGTTGAGTTGGTTACTTGGGTTGCTAACCCTAGCGCAGTATGCTACAAGGTCTTTAATGGTCTTAAACTGCCCTTTAAACTCTTCGGTGGCTTGTGAGTAAGCGATTAGCTTTGCTGTGGTGTAATCTTCAATCTTTTGCATCTGTAACCTTTCTATGTTAATCATTCAGTTGTTCTAATTCTTTTAGCAATTTTTTGCGTTTTTGTTCTTTGAGATAATCTTGAGTGCTCTCCTTTACTTTAATATACCAAGCGTTTAAAGCTTCTAGTCCAACTTCAATCTCATTAGGTTTGAAATAGAACGTAGAGTTTAGAACATCAGTATAATAACATGGAATATCCTTCATTGCTTCCCACAATTCTTTTTGTGCAACATGATAAATATCATCATGGAACAAACTTATGCAGTTGATATACACGTTAACTAAACCTTCATGATATTCTTGATCTTCTGGAAAGTTAGTTGGTCGGTTTACACCCCAATTAATACCCCAACTAAAATATAGTTGTTTGTATTTTTGTCCAAGTTCACAATAACGATCACCTTTAATTTCACGATCAATAATGTAGTCTGCAAATAAAGGCAACACTTCAGCAAACGCTGTTACTTTTTGATATTCTTTCTTACTTGTGTCAAGCTTGAGTTTTAGCTTAGGATGAATCTTTTGCATCAATAACCTTTCTATGTTGATCTGCTATGTAAATATTTTCGTGTTGCATGAAAGCCATTACTTCATCTTCTGTAATAAACTTGTGCTCTCCATACAGATTATATGCTGAATCTATCCCTACGTCAAGCATTTTTCCACGGAAATCTTTAAAATTACCATGACAATGACCATGTAGGTGAATTGCACCATGACTTTGACGATGCCAACTTGCAATAGGAAAGTGAAATAGTACAGTAGGGATATCTTGGAGTTTGATTTCCTTGTAATCGTACCATGCTTGAATCAAATTATCTTTCACAAGTTGATCCAGATGCTCTCGCTTATCGTGATTACCTTTGATGAAAATCTTTTGACCGTTCAAGTGAAAGGTAAACTTTGCAATATCATCGTACTTTTTAGCAAATGAAAAATCTCCTAGATGATATACAAGATCGCCTGAGCTTACATTGTCATTCCATACATCTGTCAACCATTGCGTGTGATTTTCTTGTGTTGTACTTTCACCTCTATTCGTGAATTCAACAATGCGATTATGCATATGGTGTAGATCACTTGTAAATATTTTCATTTTCTACCTTTCATTTGTCCTTTGAGTTTCAAATACTCTTCATCTTCTAACTCTCGCAATCCAACGCAAGGTTTGTTAATCTGCTTTTCAGTTGCTCGATTATTTAAACGAACAAGGCCACAACGAGCACAATAAACAAACATACCTTTAGCATGTAAATTACGACTGAAGTTATGCCCCTGCATTTTGGACTTTCATTACAATTTCATCCAGTTCGTTAGCTAAATCTTGCAAACATTCTCTATCGATATGTCTATCACATATTGCACGACCAGCATAATAATCCTCACTATTTAAAAATTCACGTTGCTCCAAATACTCTTCAAGCACTTCGCTAAATTTTCGCATAATTAAACTTCATTTAAATCTTCAAGAATTACCCTGCGTTGTTGATCGTTCATAGCTAACCATGTGTTTTTATGGACGCTTTGTACGATCTGCTCAGGAATCTCATGCCACATCTCCGGTAAGGTAGAAATTGCATGCGGAAGGTTATTGTACATCAATTCAACGTTCTTTGCCGTCATACGCATCAATTTTTTCTTACCAACATAGTATGGAGTCTTTAGTTTACAGCAGTTGTTGTAATCATACTCATCGTTGTCATTCATTTGATACATCATGAAACCTTCACCACGATCATACTTTGCAATTTCTAATGCTTGTGAAAGAGTACAACGAATGCTTTCACCCATGGGATGGAAATTACCATTAGCTTTCTCACGCACACCAAGTAAATGCAGACCTTGGCGCTCTTCTACAATGTGTGGGTCTTGAGGTACTACAACTTCAAATAGTGCAGTAACATCTGGTGCAATCACCATATCATACAATTTGTAATCACTTAGAATCAATTCTTTAGCCCACATAGCATAATCGCTCGTGGTAGTACCAGTAGTAGACACAATCAGTTCATCATTATGAATTGTAGCACAAGCCATATAACCATTGATTTTCTTGTATATTTCAACTGGAGTATCCAATGGAACATCCAACCAGTATCCACGCTCAAGATAATTGAAGCTTTTTCGTGGAGCAGCTTGCACTAATTCTTTCGTGCTGTTGCAGTATACATGACCACGAGATTCACATAAGGCAGGTACTTTCTTCCAGAGATATTCATACATTGCTTTACGTGCATATTTGAACGTTATGTATTTACCATCGTTTTTGAGTGTAGCTAATCCGCGATTAACTAGTAGAATTTGTTCATCATATGTCAACAGCATTTTATTCCTTTACAATTTAATACTAAACTTTCGTTTCATCTGTTCGACTTTAGCATCAGGACAACCATGAATGTTCTTACCATCGTGTCTGTTCTCGATGATAACACTCACAAAGTTAGCTTCAGTCTCTCGTGCAATTATAGCATAAGTTTCGACTTCCCACTCAGTGCAAGATGTATTTGACACAGCAACTGACATGCCTTCATACAGAGCAAGCCAAGTTTTGCGCTTGCAATCATTATGTGCTTGTTCAAGGTGCGTAGGATCAAACTGGTATTCACCGTTTTGTACAAAGTATTGATCAGCTTCATACACACGCTGTACTACAAATTCATCAAGAAGCACTTGTGCGAATGTAGACTTTCCACTTCCGGGAATTCCACGGATTAAATACAAGGTTGGTTTACCTCTGGATTTGTTTCGAGCTTTAGAAAATTGTTCATAACCTTCTAATGTACCTTCGCTGTAACCACCATCACCAGCATGTATATCAGCGCCAGCTTTAATGTTATTATTCATCTTCATCCTCATTAAAATCTTGCATAATTTCTTCAGTTGATTTACCAGCTTCAATATCTCGGATTAAACCACTAGCTAAGTAAATGATACTTCGCATGTCTGATTCACCTTCACTACGTAGATATTGTGCTCGTTCAAGAACGATGTGTAATGCTTCAATTGCTGTCATTTTATCCACCAATGTAATAGTCCAAACAAATAGATAGCTGCAGAAGCAGCCTCCACTAGAATCAAAGCTTTATCTTTGTAGGAAAAGCCTACGATGCACCAGAGTATACCACCGATTGCGCCAAATATTAGATTCAAAGGAAAAATATTTAGAGCAGTCAGCAGCATACCAATCATGTAGAAGATTGTACCAGACCAACGTAGCATTAGTCTACAATCTCTGTTGATACTTCAGTACTAATTGTATAGTGCATAATAATATGATCTGTCCATTCTTGACCATAATCATATTCTATAGAACCAATACCTTCAATAAAATTACGTTCATCTCTTGCAATACAAGCAGACGCAAACTCCACAAGTTCTTCAATGCTGTCTACCCCAAAGATGCATTCGCTAAATTCTTTGATTAATTCTGCAGTATCTACATTTGGATTAATACGAATTTCTACTTCTGACTCTACAACTACTGTTGTTTTATATGTTTTCATCAGATAACCTCTGCTTTCAATAGTGTTTCACCATCTTCTGCCCACGTTAGACGAAGATTGTGAGGGTAAACTTTTCCAGAATAAGTGACATGAAGTCCTTTGTTATATGAATCAGGTTTAATATGCGTAGTAGTTACAATTTCTTTTGGTTTGATGCGGTATGTAAATTCATTAAGACGTAAAGTATCTAATGTAGAAAATGGAAGGCAATCACTCCAAGTACCATTTGAATTTTTAACTTGCAGAGTCTCACCATTGATCCAAGCAATCAATACGTCTTTTTGATCTTTCAATGCCATGTCTATTTCTCCTTAAAGTTGATCGTACAATTGTACCATTACATTTGATTCCTGCAGTAGCTTTACACCAGAATCATCTCTGTACTGTTGCAGATATACAACACGCTTAACTCCAGCTTGTAGCATCATAGCAGCGCACTGTACACAAGGTGCTAGTGTAACATAAACTGTAGCGTCTACACAGCTTACACCTTCACGAGCAGCTTTCATAATGCAGTTGAGTTCAGCGTGGATAACTTCTGGTTTAGTAACGTAAATAGGTCCATTGTCATGCACTGTTTGAAATACTTCACAATCGTTAGGGCGACCTGCAGCGGTCCCGTTAAAGCCACTGAGGGTAACACCCTGTCTAGTTACTAGAATGGCTCCTACCTGTGCTCTACGTGCCTTAGATAGTTTGCTATGTAGTATAGCAGTACCCATGTAAGTTTCATCAAGGTCTTTCTGATTAGCCATGAATCACCTGTACTTTCTTAACTTTAATCTTACGTTTATCACGTAAAGCTTTCGCTTCTTCAAGTGTATCTACCATGCACCACTTTTTGACATACTCCATAGCGGTCCACCAATAAACAGATTCCTTACCATATGTGGTATGTTCTTTATATTCCCAAGATAGTACACTCCACCTGCGTATAGCATATTTACCATTAGAAAATTGCACAATGTGCGCTTTAAACGGATTATAAAATTTCATATTCTTGAATTCCTTCTTCAGATGTATAACGAACAAGCTTAACACCAAAGCCTTTGAGCATAGCTTGACAAGTTGGACATGGTTTAGCAACTGCCATATCACCATTTTCATGGAAACGCTGCACTAAGATACTATGGATATCTTTACGTCCAGATTGTAGCACAGCAGCTAGTTCTGCATGTACATAAATCTTGTCGTTAGACTCTCCAGCTTTTACAGCAAAATGCTGCATCAATGGATGCGACTTGTTGTAATTGTTTGTACCAGAACCAAGTACTCGACCTTTACGATCAAAGCACGTAGCAATAATAGTGTAGCGTTTCCGTAGTTTCATCAGCGTTGTTTCTTCAGTTTATGTTGAATGCTTTCAAGTTTGCGTAGTGAACTATTAATTTTACGTTGATAACTACGCAAAGTATTTAGTTCATTGAAATAATGATCTGTTCGTTCGTCATCTGGATCACACAGTAGCCAAACACTTTGAATTTCGTTACGAAGAACTCGCATGTTTGATTGTGCAGTACGAAGAAAGTCTCGTGTAAGATCAGTCATGAATTGAGCTTCTTCTCGTGTAAATTCATTAGTTGCTCGTTTTGTTGCTGTAAATACATACGGCTCTTTAAGAAGTGCAGCTTCCTGTACTGGTTTACCTTGCATTGCTCGTTCGGCTTTCTCCCATACAATTTCAGCCAAAGCTAGTTCACCGTCTTCTAGACCAAGGTGGTTGATCATGTGTGAGAATTCATTCTTGAGTAGCATTTCAGTTCCTTTCGGTTGTTGATTGAAGGCTCTACTGTAGCACAACTTTTTGCACAACACAACAAATATTTTTAAATTATTTTTGCGTTAGGGTATTGACAAGACTTGCAGATGTTGGTACAATTCAGGTCATCAAGGGGGTTACGGGGGTTAGCGAAGGTTAAGTTGAAGGGTTAGTCTCAAGGTTGAACTCAGGTTGATCTTAGGTTAACATTGGGTTAATCTGTAGTACAATGCAGGTATGAGTGCAAGAAATCAACAAAGTAAAGGAGTATTTTATGAATAGAGTTATTTGCGATGAATGCGAAACAGTACAGCACTGTATGCAACATGGGTGCATTCCGAAACTTGCTTACGTAGAGAAAGAACAAGAAAAACCAGTAGTATACTATATAGGTGTACCGCAGTTTTCTAACTGGAATGGTGATCCTAAGCAACCTGTAGCACATCTACAGTATGTGATCGCTCATCCAGCACTAGGTAACTGCTTTGATGTAAGAACATCAGTTGTTAGAAAAGTTCTTTTTGATGGTACAATCATCACTCGTAATACAGTGTACAAACCAATTGCATCTGAAGGGATGGGATCATGAAGCTAAAAGCAAAAGACATTAAAAATATTCGGTTGACATGGCAAGAAGTTAAAAACGATGGTACAATCTCAAATCGTTCTTACGCTTGTGATGATAAAAGTGCAAACTGGCACTTACATCAAATGCGTAAGAGTTCAAGTTTGCGTAACATTAAGATGGAGAAACTATGAGTACAGCAGAAGAGCGTATGCAGAATGAAATTGATGAATTAGAGCAAGAAAATCGTTTGTTACGTGCTCGTAATGATCGGTTGGAAGCAAAGCAATGGGTTGGTTTAACAGATGAACAAAAACTATCTCTTGAAATTCAAGGTGGAAAATCCGATGTTATGCTGGCAGAACTTATTGAAAGTTGGTTAAAGGAGAAAAACACATGAGTAAAATACAAGAAGCTTTAAATGCACTTGATGAAGTTAAACAAGCTATTAAAACAGCTTATGATAATGGCTATAAAGCTGGTATAAAACGTTCAGAATGGGTTGATCTAACCGACAAACAAATCGAAGATATATTTCTTGATGCTGGTTGGTCATGGGGTGAAAAAGCTGACATGTATGTACCTGCAGTAAGAGAAGTTCTGAAATTATTTAAGGAGATTAATACATGAAATATTACGTAACAATACAAGTTGAAGAACAAATCGAATGCGATGTGTGCAATGAAGCTGAAGCTATCAAATATGCATTACAATTCTTTGATGCCTCTGCACATGACCCTGAAATTATAGAAGTATGGAGTGAAGATGAAAGCGAAGAGTGAAACTATTATTTGCAACGCTATTATGACACCAGATGGTACTTACCTGCGTAGCTATAACCGATATGACTATAAAGAGCACTTGGATAAAGTATCCGGTGAAACTTACGTAGTAGACGGTGGTAACGATTACTTACGCCGTAGCGTAAATACAACACCTGCAACACCAATGGATGTATACCTGAGTGATCCTTTTGAAACCATTCGTGAAGCTTTTGTGTGGAAGTCCTACGGTAAGTACGGTGAACTTCTACCATACGGAAAATATATTTACTTGTGTGATATGGAAGATGATCACATTGCTGCTATACTTGAGACTCAAACGCACATCAAGGGAACTTACGTAGAGGACTTGATGATCCAAGAATGGAATTATCGAAAGGAGCGCATCCATGCATTATAAAGATAATTTTGAAGATGCGGTTAGTCGTCTGGCTGCAATCAAATCTTTACTGTATAATGCAGGATATGTAGTCTCAGACCGAGACTTGCATTTAGCTAATAGAGTGCAAGAACTTTTGTTAGCTATTCATGAAGGTCGTCCATATTATGATGAAAATGGTAACTTAAAGGAGAAAACTAAATGAGTAAAACTACCATGAAAAGTTTAGAATATTCTGAAATATCACAGTGGTTTTATATTGATCCAACAAGTCCTAGTGGATTGCGTTGGTTACAAGATTGTGGAATGAGAGGTAAGTCTCATAGCAATTATAGATTTAAAGATGACACTGCTGGTTATAAGTCTAAAAATTATTGGGTTATTGGTTTTAAAAATAAAGAGTATACAGCAGCAAGAATTGTCTACTGTCTCGCACATAAAGGTATACCAGTTGATAAACTTGTAGATCATATTGATGGTAATACTTTTAATAACAATATTGAAAATTTAAGACTGGTGGACCATTTAATAAATGGCAGAAATCGTAAAAAGAATATAAATAATAAAACAGGATATCCTTCCATTAGTCGTGTTAGAATTCCAAACGGATGTGGTGATTACAATCATTACTACAGAGTTTTAGTTAAATTACAAACAAAAACTATTATAAAATCGTTTAACATAGGTATTCTTGGAGAAGAAATTGCACTACAAAATGCAATCAAGTTTAAAGAGTCTCTTTTTCCTATGTTAAAATTAGATGGTTATACAGAAAGGCATATCAATGAGTAATCAATCAGATGTAGAGAAATTTTGGTCTGCAGTAGCTGCAAAGTTTGGTGATAAACGTACATGGCATCAGTTGAATCCAATGGAGCAGCAGATGGTTATTCAAGGTATTAACATGATTTTACAGGTGGTACAACAATGAGCTTAGTTTTTCTAATTTATATGGCTGGTGTTATTAGCAGTATTTCAAAATTTCTAGGTTTCATATTTGCTAGTACATGTGTTTTCTATGTTTTATACGTAGTAGGTTATTTACTTTCTAATGCCGACTATTGGAATAAAAGAGGTAAGTTCTATTCATGGCCTATTGCTGTGATTCTAGCTTGTGGTACAATCGGTACGTTGCTACCAAGCGAACGCACAATGTGGATGATGGCAGGTGCTTACACTGGTGAAAAAGTTATGGAAAGTAATATTGGTAAACAGACATTGGAACTTATTGAGTATAAACTTGCAGAAGAGCTTGATACTCTTAAAGGTAAAGTCAAGGAGAAAACTAAATGAATAGTTCTGATAAAGTTGTAACCATTCCACAAGCAGAATACGACAAACTACTTAATCGAGATCGTTGGTTGTATGCTCTTGAAGCTGCTGGCGTAGATAATTGGGAAGGTTTTGAAGAAGCTCAACGGATCATTGAAGAATGGGATGATGAAGATGACAATTCCTAAATTAATTTATCAAAGTCCTAAACTTTTCTACTATGCTGGTGTATACTTGAAGCTTGGCAACAAACGTTATCGCATTTTTAAGATTGGAGAACATTGATGACAATTCCAGAAGGCTTTAAGCCGCAGCTTGCAATTGAGCAAACTAAAGTCAAAACACAACCAACAAACCGTTATATGTCAGAAAAACTTGACGGTATTCGCTGCATTGTATTCGGTGGTGTAGCTTACTCACGTAGCCTTAAACCAATTCCAAACAAGTTTATTCAAGCTTATTTTAAGAACCAATGGACAGGTGGTTTACTGGATGGCCTAGATGGTGAACTAATCATTGGTAATAAGAACGCACCTGATGTATTTAATCAAAGTACTTCTGGAGTTATGCGTATTGAGGGTGAACCAGATTTTACTTTTTGGGTATTTGACCGCTTTCATCCTACATCTACTTGGTTGGAGCGTTACGCTCATTTGGTTAATATGGATCGTGATGATCGTTTACCATTGCGAGTAGAAGTATTACCGCACTATTCTATATCATGTGATGAGCAGCTTGATGAATTTGAAGCGGAAATGCTGGCTCAAGGTGCAGAAGGTGTTATGATTCGTGATACCGATGCTAAATATAAACGTGGTCGCTCTGGTACTAAGAATCCAGAACTACAAAAGGTCAAACGCTTTGTTGATAACGAATTTGAAATCATTGGTTGGGAGCCTAAGTACACAAATACTAACGCTGCAAAGATTAATGAGCTAGGACGCACAGAACGCTCTACAGCTAAAGATGGTATGGTAGCCCTAGACACAATGGGATCGTTGATTCTACGCACCTCTAAAGGCGATACATTCAGTTGTGGTAGTGGTATGACTGACGCAATTCGAGAAGACTTGTGGGAACGCAGGGAAACATTGATGGGTCAACTTGCAAAAGTTAAGTACTTTGACGTTGGAACAGGTTATAATCTACCTCGCTTTCCAGTACTGGTCGGCATTCGACATAAGGATGATATGTAAAGGAGAAACAAATGACAGAAAGAAAACTCGCAACGATTCGTAAAATTGCAGAAGTAAAGTCTATTGAAGGTGCAGATAAAATTTGTGCTTATCGTGTAGATGGCTGGTGGGTAGTTGACTCAGTTGGTAAGTACCAAATTAACGATTTGGTTGTGTATGCGGAACCGGATTCGTGGGTTCCAACAGCCCTTGCACCATTTCTAACCAAAGCTGGACACTTTCCAAAAGTATTTGAAGGTGTAGAGGGTGAACGTCTACGTACAATTAAACTACGTGGTCAAATTTCACAAGGTTTATTGCTACCTATTTCCTCATGTGTTGAAAAGCAAGGCTGTTGGTCATCCTTGAGTGAAGGTGACGATGTAACTGAGTGGTTAAATATCATCAAATGGGAACGTCCAATGAATGCTCAACTTGCTGGTATGGCACGAGGCAATTTCCCTACGTTAGTACCAAAGACTGACCAAGAGCGTGTACAAAATCTTGTAAAAGAATTCAATGGTATATTCCAAGAAGATACTTGGTCTATTACTGAAAAACTTGACGGTTCATCTTGCACGTTCTATCTAGACGATGAAGACGTATTCCATGTATGCTCACGTAATCTTGACTTGAAAGAAGATGAAGCAAATTCATTCTGGAAAGTAGCACGTAAGTTCCAAATTGAGGATATTATGCGCCGTAATTTTATGAAGGGTATGGCAATTCAAGGTGAGATGATTGGTGAAGGCATCCAAGGTAATCAGTACAAAACTCAGCTTGACTTCTACGTCTATGACATGTACAATACTCATACGGCACAGTATATCTTGCCAGTCCAGCTTAAAGCTGCATGTGAGCGTTTGGGTCTAAAGCATGTACCAATTCTTGCTGAAGACATTTCGCTTGTAGGTGAAAGTGTTTCAGGTATTCTTGCACAAGCTGAAGGTAAATCAGAACTTAATGCTTCTGAACGTGAAGGTCTTGTATTCAAGAGTAACAGTATTCATGATCGTAGTTTTAAGGCTATCTCAAATAAATGGTTGATCAAAAATGAATAAGGAGTAGAATTGGCAAATTTCGTAAAGCACACCAATTGCGAAAAGTGCGGTAGTTCAGATGGCAAAGCAGTGTATGAAGGAAATTCTTCGCATTGCTTTGTCTGTGAACATACTGTACCATCTAGTGAATTCAAGGAACAAAATTCCAAGAAGACTACACGAGTTAGAACATCAATTACAAAGGAAGAAAAGAGTATGGAAATTAAACCTAGTGGTAAACCTGCTATGACACTGGAAGAGAATGATTATATCAAATCTATAACTGGTGTTGCTGGTAAAGGTTTTCGTGGACTAAGAGATGAAACCACAAAGCCTTTTGGTGTACGTTATGCGTATGATGAAGATGGTGATGTTGAAGAGCAATATTATCCAGCTACTCAAGATGGTCAGATTGTAGGATACAAAATCCGTGAAGTACCAAAGAACTTTTATTCCAAAGGTCGCACTGGTGCTGAATGCGAATTGTTCATGCAGTTTAAATTTAACCGTGGTGGAAAATATATTCTAATCACAGAAGGTGAACTAGATGCGTTATCTGCTTATCAAATGCTTTCGGATTATAACAAGAATCGTGGTTCTGGTTATGAAACTGCTGTTGTTAGCCCTACTACAGGTGCTAATTCACACAAACAAATTGCTGCTCAATATCGTTTCTTCGACACCTTCGATCAAATTATTGTGTGCTATGACAATGACAAAGCTGGTAAAGAAGCAACAGAAGAAGTAGTCAAGGCTCTACCTAAGGGTAAAGTTAAGATTATGCACATGCGATACAAAGACCCTAATACTTATCTTGAAGAAGGTAAAGAGGAAGAGTTTGTACGTAACTTCTATGAAGCAAAGCGATACACACCAGTTGGTGTACTTGGTTCTGGTGAACTGTACGATAAGATTCTAGCTCAAGCTACAGTTGCGAAAGTACCGTTTCCACCATTCATGAATACACTGAATGAGATGCTTGTTGGTGGTCTACCATTGGGTCACATCATCAATATTGCTGCAGGTACTGGTCTTGGTAAAACATCTTTCGTTAATGAAATGATCTATCACTGGATTTTCAATTCACCGCATAAAATCGGTATTGTTTCTATGGAGTTAGATTCAGGTCAATATGGAGAGACTTTATTAGGTCGGCATTTGAGTCGTAAGCTATCGTTAATTCAAGATGATAATGCAAAGAAAGATTTGCTGGAATCTGACAAAGTACGTGATAAAGCAAACGAGCTTTTCTACAATGAAGATGGTCAGCATCGCTTTTACCTACTTGATAATCGTGATGGTACAATCGAAGAGATTCAAGATACAGTAGAAGAACTTGTAGTATCATGCGGTTGTAGAATCATTGTGCTTGATCCTTTACAGGACATTCTTGATGGTTTATCAAATGAAGACCAAGCATTATTTATGAAATGGTCCAAAGGTATCATTAAGAGTCACAATGTAACTTTGATCTTTATTAACCACGTTCGTAAATCAGCTTCTGGAGTACAAAATTCTTCACAAGGTGGAGCATTCACAGAAGAAGAAATTCAGGGTAGTTCTACTATTATTAAGTCAGCTTCAGCTAATATCTTGCTAAGTCGAAATAAATACGCAGAAGACCCAACCGAACGCAATACAACCAAAGTTGTACTTAGTAAGAATCGTATTTGTGGATTGACTGGACCTGCTGGTAACGTCTACTATGATAACGATACGCATACTTTGCATAACTTAGATGACTGGTTGAACAACCAAAATTAAGCTTGACGTAGACCTAGAGTTGTGATAGACTCTAGGTTTTCTTTATTGGAGAAGTACAAATGGATTTGACAAGAGACTGGATTTATGATATTGAAACGTACAAATCAGCGTTTACGTTTGCTGTCATTCGTGCAGATGGTAAGTTCGCACGAGTATTTGAGGTTTCTGATCGCACAAATGAACTTGGTCGTATCTACGCTTGTGTAGATCATATTGAAGCTACTGCAGGTCGTTTGGTAGGCTTTAACAACGTGGGATTCGACTATCCAATCCTGCACGAGGTATTGACTAACCGCAGGTCTTGGGAATCTAAGAGTGGTAAGCAAGTTGCTGCTGCTGTACACAAGCTTGCACAAAAGCAGATTGACTCTTTCAAAGATAACGGTTTCGGTCACAGCATCAAAACCGATGAACAAATTATTCCACAAGTTGACTTGTACCGCATTCATCACTTTAACAACAAGGCGAAAGCCACTGGTCTAAAGATGCTGGAATTCAACATGCGTATGGACAACATTGAAGACTTGCCTTATGCTGTAGATGCTGAATTGACCGATGCTGAAATCGATAAGCTAAAAACCTACAACCTACATGATGTGCGCTGTACGCTTGCATTCTATCTGAAGTCTCTTACACAAATTGAATTCAGGGATAATCTGAGTATTAAGCTTGGTCGTGACTTTACTAATGCAGATGATACAAAGATTGGTGCTGAATACTTTCAAATGAAGCTTGAGGATTCAGGTGTTAAGCTGTACAAGTTCAAAGATGGTAAGAAAGTAATGATGCAAACCAAGCGAGACAAGATCGCAATCAAAGACTGTTTGTTCAAGTACTATAAGTTTGATCGTCCAGAATTTCAAGCTGTTTATGACTGGTTTTCTAAGCAGGTTATCACTGAGACTAAAGGTGTGTTTTCAGATATTGAAGAGCACAATCTTGGTAAAGTTACAAAGTATGCAGAACTTACTGTAAAGCGCAAGAAGTTCAAGGGAGTACCAACTGAGCGAGATACTGATGACTTCAAGAATCAACATCCTATGGGTTGGATTGAAGTTGAAGAACTCAAAGCTACAGAATATCTATTTGATGCAAACGGTGAGCATGTGACTGAACATGTATTAGATGCAGATGGTTGTCCAGACCTCAGTAAGAAGCCTAAAAAGGTCAGAGTGCCCAAGAAATCCTATTGGGGATGCTACCGTATTGCTGAGACACTGAACGTCCTTGTAGACGGTTATCGCATTGATTTCGGTGTAGGTGGTGTACATGCGTCATTGACTGAAAAGATCGTCAGTGCTGGTAAAACTTACATGGTTCGTGATGCTGACGTTAGTTCAATGTATCCAAACATTGCTATCTCAAATAAGATTTACCCTGAGCATCTTGGTGAAGAGTTCTGTGTTATCTACAAAGACATGTATGAGCAACGTAAGTCATATGCAAAGAACACTGCAGAAAATGCAATGCTTAAACTTGCACTGAATGGTACATATGGTAAGAGCAATGATAAATACTCTGTGTTCTATGATCCAAAGTTTACAATGTCAATTACTATCAATGGTCAACTATCTTTGTTGATGCTTGCAGATCGTTTGCTGCAGATTCCAAAGCTCAAACTTGTGCAACTAAATACAGACGGTTTAACTGTAGCCATGACACGAGATACTGAAGAGCAATACAATGCAATTTGCACTCAGTGGCAAAAGGATGTAAAGCTTGATTTGGAATTCGTGGATTACCAGAACATGTACATTCGTGATGTTAACAACTACATTGCTGTGTACACAAATGGTAAGACAAAGCGTAAGGGTGCATACCAGTATGAAGATTTGGGATGGCATCAAAACCAAGGTGGTCTAGTCATTCCAATGGCTGCAGAAGCTGCTATGCTGCATGGCAAGGATGTGCGTGAGTTCATTCAAGAGCGACTTGATCAAGGTCATCTCTTTGACTTTATGCTACGCACAAAAGTTCCTCGCAGTTCAAAGCTTGTGCTAGAATTTGAGGATGGTCGTGTAGAGCAACAACAGAACATCTGCAGGTACTACCCTTGTAAGACTGGTGGTAAGCTGATCAAGTTGATGCCAGCATTGGAAGATAGTGAAGATAAGTCAGATCGTAGATTGGGTATTGATACATCTTGGAATGTAAAGACCTGCAACAACATCGCTGATTTCGGTTATGATGTTGACTTGGATTACTATGTGAATGAAGCTGAAAAGCTAGTTATTAGAAAGGTTTAATATGAAAGAAGATTGTGATTGTGGTTGTAATAATCCTGTCGCTACCAATCCAAAAGAAATGCTGGAGTTTTTAGCTAATCGTTTCGAGTACGCAGGTATAGCCGATTCTGTAGCTAAATATTACGCTAGAGACATTCGTAAAATTCTCAAGGAATATTTTGGAGTACAATCATGAGTTGGAGTGCTTTACCGTTTTGGGTGTATGATGTAATTTATGAGCATGATCTTGCTAAGATGCAATGCTGCTTTGAAGATGAATGGTTTGCTGGTACTCATAAGCAGTTACCTGAGCATGTAATCAGCATCTCTAAAGCTACTTTTAAAACACATGAAATTGGAGGTTGGAACTATGAAAGAGTACTATGTGATTTATAAAGAATATGAGCAACCTAAGCTTGGGCACTTTATTATTACTGCACAAAACAAATATGAAGCTAAACTTGCATTTTTATCTTCAGGTATTAAGCACGATTACATCATAAAGGTTATTCTATGAGTTACATTTATAAGTACAATAAAGATCATCATACTTTGGAACAGTATAAAGATGGTATGCTCAGGGCTTGTATGCAGATGCCTAAGTCTGATCTGAACAAGTTAGCTAATTTGAACATCAAAGAAAATATTTTGCGAAATGTTGACATGGGATTGAAAACTGATGTATAATTGAGGTTAAGCGAGTGTAGCTCAGTTGGATAGAGCACTGGTCTTCTACACCATTGGTCGGGGGTTCGAATCCCTCCACTCGCACCAAATATGGACAAGATGGGTTAATCATCTGATGCTGATGTGAAACTTCCTAATAGCATAGGAGGAAGACAGGAGTTCAATTCTCCTTTTGTCCACCATAAAATTAGTCCCGGTTCTCTGCAAGCTTCATATCCCTAGAAGTGAGTACAACCCGAGGTAGGTGCAAGCCCTATCAACCTCCCTGCGTAGCGGGGAATTGGAAAAAGATGCGAGTGATGGTGGACTTCGCATTCGGATTTCTTAGACCTGCGGATTGTCGTCCAATAGGAAAAGACACTATAATACTGGTTTAGGGACCAGAGGTTATAGTTCAGTATATTTCAGGTTGGGTAAACGAACGTGGTTTACTATTTGGGTTAAAGTTGGACGATGGCCTGTTTGCGCCTAGACAGTTAACTGAAACTAAGATACGGAATATACTGAACTATAACTAAGGAGTAAACATGAAAAATCTACTGATTGGTTCACAAGCATTACAATACTGGAGTGCTACCTTCAAAGTAAGACCAGATTCAGATTGGGATATTATTAGCGAACATAAAATTCAAGATCGTGCCTTGCGTATTGAAAATCATACGTTTGATACAATTGGTAACTACGATCTATTGAATTATGCCAGTACGCACTACATTACAATTGGAGGTCAAAGAGTCTATGTAGTTAACCCTATTGGTCTTGCAATTGTCAAGCGCAGTCACCTATGGCGTGATCGTAAGTTTGAAAAGCATATGACACAATACAATACGTACTTAAAAGTATTTCGTCCGTTCTTTACCGACAAGGATGAAGATATATTGCACAAACGAATTAAGCTTACTATGTCAGCATATCCACAAGGTAATCCAAACTTGATGCAAACAGTAGAAGATTTCTTTGATGATGCAGTAACTAAGAAGTACAATCATGATTACTTGCATGAATTGTTTGCTTATCACGAAGAGCCTTTGTATAAAAAATTGCAAAAAGATTCAAGTTTAGCGTGGTGTGATAAAAATCTGTGGTACAATCTAAGCCATGCAGACAAACTTAGATGCATTGCAGAAGAAGCTTATGTTATTTCAACTGAAAGGTTTTTAGTACCTAGCGATTGGAAAACACCATCTAAACTAGCGTTTTACAAGTCAGTAAATAAGATTTGTACTACACTATGTTCTGGTTGGTTTCGTTCTTACGCAATAGATAATTATACTGATGTTTTAGATTTGTATGATGAAAATAAATTTGTTACAGTTAGAAAGGTGTTGAATGGGACGTAAAATAAAACATGGAATGTATGGTACACCTACTTATTATAGTTGGACCAACATGTTACAAAGATGTAATAACCCTAATAATACAAATTATGACAAATATGGAGGTAAAGGTATTGTAGTTTGTAAAAGATGGTATGATTTTGAAAATTTCATGGAAGACATGGGTTTGCGACCAGAAGGTATGACCTTAAATAGAATCAATTCTGCTAAAATATATAGTAAAAAAACCTGTGAGTGGGCTACAACAAGTGTACAATCTTATGATCGAAATCTAAGAAAAGAAAACACCATAGGAGTGCGAGGTGTCAGATGGAGAAAAGACAGAAATATGTATGAAGCTAGAATAAGTAAGAATGGCGTCCAAATTCTGTTATATTATGGTGAGTCTCTTGAAGATGCAATTCGAGCAAGACTTGAAGCGGATAGTATCTATTATCCAAAAACAAATTTTACTAAAGGAGTAATATGACTGAACGTTTGATTAATAAAATCAATGCACTGTTTGTTAAAGCTGATACTGAAGTTAAAGATGAGTTTCACAATGGTGAGTTTAAATCCAGAGAGGATAGTTGGGATTATAAAACTGTAAAAGACTTTAGAAAACAACTTGCAGAAGCTAACATCAGTTTTGAACTCGTAGATCGCTACGGTGGCGAAGACCAAGGTTCTGATTATTGGAGGGTATACTCATTCTCTAATGGAAACGAAGTTGTATTCATCAAGTTTGATGGTTGGTATGCATCTTATGAAGGTTCAACTTATGAAGAATTCTACGAAGTACAAGCTGTAGAAAAAACAATCACTGTGTTTGAAAAGAAATAAGGAGTGTTATATGAGTCTTAAAAAAACTTTAGAGATCATATTTGAGGAATTAGATGAAGATTCCTTGAAATGCATGATGCAAGAATATTGCGAAGGTGATGCTGAAACTGCATTAGATAATCAGCTAATTGTTTATGAATCAGTTGATCAATATGGTGGTGAAGACCAAGGTTCTGATTACTGGTGTGTATGGAAATTTAGCAAAGGCGGTGAACAATGCTTTGTTAAGTTTTACGGTTGGTATGCATCGCACTACGGTACAGAATACCAAGGTTTTGCTTTTGTAGAACCAAAACAGAAAACAGTTACAGTTTACGAATAAGGGTCGGTAGCTTAAAGGTGAAGCCCTCGACTCATAATCGAGATAGTGCTGGTTCAAGTCCAGTCTGACCCACCAAAATAAAGTCAAATAACTATTGACAAAGCATTTGCAGTTTGATATAATTGCACTTCGGTTACTACTTCCGTTACAAGTAGAGTCTTTTATTAATAGTCGAAAGGAAATATTATGCAAAAACTAACAGGTATGCTTCTCTATGTGTCACTAAACAAGCCTCAAAAAGCTTACGTTAAAGCAGGAGAGCCAGCAAAGCCAGATGAATGGAAAGCTTCTGTAGCAATTACAGATGAAGATATTCTAGATCAATACGAAGAGTTCACTAAGAATATTGCTGCCAAGACTTCAATCAAGAAAGTCAAGACTGTTGAATTTGAATCAATCTATAAAGTAGCACCTCCAGAAGATGCCGGTAAAAACATTTGGGTAGTTACTCTACGCAAGAGCACAGAGCTAGGTAAAACTGGTAAGCCTGTACCTGATCTATACAAACCAAAAGTGTTTGAGAAAGTTGGCAAAGCTCTAGTAGATGTTACCAACAGCAAGTTACCTGCAAATGGTTCTTACGGTTCAATCAGTATTGATAAGTTTGAACGCACCAACGGTACTACTTCACTGTACTTGAAGAACGTTCTAGTCACTGACATGATTGAATATGTACCGGATGAAACTGCTGCTTATGAAGCTGGTAGTGAGTTCGATGATGAACCAAAAGCAGAAGCTCCAAAAGCTGCTCCTAAAGCTGAAGCAAAGCCAAAAGCTCGTGCTAAGGTTGAAGTTGCTGCTGAAGATGAAGAAGATATCCCATTTTGATTGAAAGGTTATTATGACTAAACAAACTACAGATATTATTACAATCATCACGTTGTTGGTATTCGCAATGCTATTAATTGTATTTGGACCATTTGCTATTATTTGGTCACTCAATACACTATTTCCAGTACTTGCAATTCCATTTGGTTTCTATCAATGGGCAGCAGTAGTTCTATTGAACTTAACTGTATTCAGTAAAGCAATCATCAATAAAAAGGTATAATATGAATCAGAAAGAAGCAATCTCAAAACTAGTTCGTATTTATACTCAAGAGCAATCACTTGCTGAAGAAGCTAAAGATATTAAAGATGAAGCTAAAGAGTCAGGTCTTGATCCAGCAATCGTTAGTGCAGTAGCAAAAGCAATTGTTAAAAATAAGGTTGATGAACTGAAAGCTAAGTCAGATGAAATTCTGAAAGCTATCGACATTAGCCGAAGCTAATATTTTACCCGAGGCTAATACCCTCGGGTTTTTCTTTAAGGAGAGCCTATGAAGGTTATTATTGCTGGTGGTAGAAATATCACAGATTACAATGTTGTAAAAACTGCATACCATAAATCTGGTTTTCAAGCTACAGAAATTGTTTCAGGTGCTGCCAAAGGTGTAGACTATCTTGGTGAACTTTTTGCCAAAGATAATGGTATTTCAATTCAAAGATTTCCTGCAGATTGGAACAAGTATGGTAAACGTGCTGGACCATTGCGTAACCTACAGATGGCTGAATATGCAGATGCATTGATTGCTGTATGGGACGGTGAGAGTAAAGGTACTGCAAACATGATTACACAAGCTAGACAACATGGACTGGAAGTATTTGTATATCTAATAAAGGAGAAGAGCCTATGAGTAAAAGACTCTTAATTGTCGATGGTGATCTAGTGGCGTACAAACATGCTGCCGCTGCTGAGACTCGTACAGTTATTGTAAAGCATTTAAAATCAGGTAGAGAAAAAGAGTTTGATACAAGAACTGAATTCAAGAAGTTTCTAGAAAACAAACAAATGGAATTTAAAGCAGAAGATTATGAGATTACAGATCATCAGCATCCTGTCGATATTTCATTTGCCATCAGTACTGCAAACAAGAGCATTGAAAAACTTATGGAGTCAACTTGGTGTGACGATGTTGAGATTTATATTGGTGGTGGAGAAACCTTCAGACATAAGTTACCTTTGCCTTCACCTTATAAAAGCAACAGAGAGGACAACATTAGACCTGTGCATTTGACTGCTGTTAGAAATCATCTAAGACGCAAGTACAAAGCAAAGGTTGTTGATAATGGTTTAGAGGTAGATGATGTAGTCACCATACGCTCCTACGAAGCCCTCTATAACGGTCAGGAAGCCGTGTTAGCAAGCGTAGATAAGGATAGCTACCAGTGCCAAGGAATTAGCCTCTTTAACTGGACTGTAGATAATCCAAAGATTGAACTGATACCTGATGTTGGTACACTGTATAAAGTTAAAAGCACAGTCAAAGGTAATGGTTTAAAGTTCTTAGCCTTACAAGTACTATCTGGTGATGCTGCTGATACTTATAAAGGTTATGAGTTGTCCAAGATCAGATATGGACCTAGCTATGCAATGAAAGCATTACTCGATGCTAGTACAGAAAAAGAAATCATGCAGATCATGTTCTCTGAATTCAAGAGATTGTATCCTGATGAATTTCAGTACACTGATTGTCATGGTCAAGAACATAACGCAACTTGGAAAGACATGCTGAACTTGTATTGGAAATGCGCTTATATGAAACGCAGTTGGAATGATCCAAGTGATGTATATGACTTTATGGATGAAAGAGGAATTATATTATGAGCAATGAAGATTCGTTGATTTTTCGTTTAAGAAAACGAGCAGAAATTCGTAGAAGTATTAACTCACGGAAATCAGTGCAGGAAGGTAAACCGGATAGAATCTCTGATTTACTTGAAGAAGCTGCAGAAGAGATTTGTAACTTGGAAGCTGTAATTGGTGAAATGGACGATATCATCGACCGATTAGAGCGAAGGTTAAATACTAATGACGATTGACCTATACAACACAGCAGATGTTAAAAAGGTACGAGAGTTACTTACAAAAGAGCAAGATAATAAGTGCGCTGTAACTGGTTTAGAAATTCCAGTTAAGCAGCACGTTCTTGATCATGCACACGATGAAACTCAGCTTGTAAGAGGTGTACTACATCGTCAGGTCAATGCTTTTGCAGGTAAAGCTGAGAATGCCTTTGTGCGCTTGATTGCATGGTGGTATCCTAATGATTTACCTACACTGCTTAGAGAGTGCGCTGATTACTTGGAGAAGGAACCAGACACTCGATATCGTCACAACGGTTGGATCAAAAAGGTTAATACTGAGTTTAATAAACTAAAAGAAGCACAAAAAGATGCCGTATTAATATCTTTAGGTCAGACTGCAGGAAAGAATGGAGTAGAGCGTAAGAAGTTATTTCAACGTATTCTATTGACACGAACCTATAATTATGATACAATCCGCAACACTATCAACAATGCAAAGGAGCAATGATGAAGATTAGAGTTATAAAATGCACCAACAGTCTTCTTTGGTACAATAAACATATCGGTGAAGAATTCGAAGTAAGATTCGTTGATGACAAGTCTTATTGGACAAGAGAAAGAGATGGGCAATTCAATGCTTTAAATTGGATATACAAACATGATGCAACCGTAACGGAAGGAAATGTAGAATGAAGCATTCAGATAAGATCGTAGAGCAAGTTGTGAAAATGACTGGTGCTGGTATCAGTAGTCGAAAAGTTGCAGAAGAGCTAGGAATTGGTAAAAGCACTGTTAATGATATTTGGAACCGTTGGATTGCTGATCCATATCCTTTCCATAATCCAGATGAAGTAGCATTCAAGCAAACTGAAGGTCCAAAGATTTTAGTATTTGATACTGAAACTGCAGCAGCTACTGCACTTACATTTGGTCGATTCAAAGTTAACCTATCACAAGACAATATCTTAGATAATGGTGGTTGGATTCTATGTGCTTGCTGGCGCTGGTTGGGTAGTAATGACACACAAAGCATTTACTTAACACCAGAAGAAGTACTAAATAAAGATGATTCCAGAATTATCGCAAAGTTGTTTGAACTTTACGAAGAGGCAGATGCTGTACTTGCACACAACAGTTTAGGATTTGATCATAAAGTTGTACAAGCAAGAGCAATCTACAATGGTTTTCCTCCACTACCACAAGTTAAAGTACTAGATACTCTACAACTGGTTAAGAAGTACTTGAAACTACCTAGCAATCGCTTGGATGCAATTGGTGAATTCTTCGGTCTAGGTCGTAAGATCAGCACTGGTGGTATTTCACTATGGCGTAAAGTTCAAGAAGGTGATGAAGAAGCGATGGAACAGATGGTAGAATACTGCTTACAAGATGTAGACTTACTATATGAAGTTTACTTGCGTACTCGTCAGTTAGGGCGTGCTGGTTCTGACTTTAATGCAGCTTTGTACTACAATGACGATCTCGTTCGTTGTCGTGTATGTGGTAGCTCAGAAGTTGAAGCTACAGGTCGCACAGTAGAAACAGCTTTGAATTCTTTTGATGAAGTACGTTGTAATGAATGCGGTGCTGTACATCGTCATAGAACACCGAAAACTACAAAAGAAAAGCGAAAGAGCTTGCTGATGTAACAAAGTTATGCTACAATAGCATTTACAATTTGAATTCACACCCCGAGTAATTCTCGGGGATTTTTTGTCTCTTGAAAGGAGCTTATATGTTGCAACCTTGGGTTAAATGGATGATCAAACACAATCTAAAGTTTTTGGTAATTTTTGTATGGTTGATTCTTCTACCTTTATTTTGGTTAGCTTATCTGAAACAAGCTACAGAAGATGCTATGTACGACCTCGATTATATCAAAAATACTAAAAAGGAAGACCTATGATTACTGATTACAATATTTCAGATTTCCAACTAGACTGCTATGCTTTCAATGAAATTGCAGGTAAGCATAATCTCACTGCTTTAAAAGATATTGATTTTCAATACAAATTAATTCTAGAGGAAACTAAAGAAATTAAAGAAAAAGGTATTGACAAGAACAATGCAAAAGAAGTTGTAGATGGTGTAATTGATGTTTTAGTTACAGCATTGGGTTTATTGCAAAAGCTAGAACAACTTGGTGTCGATGGTAATAAAGCGATGCGTGATACTGCATACAATAATTTAACTAAGTTTCCAGCAAAAGAATTGACAGCGATTCAAACTGCTCAGAAATATGAAGAAGATGGTATTGTGGTAAATGTAGAGTACAATTCAAACTATGATTTGTTTGTTATCAAAAACCACAACGATAAAGTTATGAAGCCAATTGACTTTGAGAGTAATGATCTTAGCAATTGCATTCCTAAAGAACTACTTGAAAATGGATTTAAGGAGGATTGAAATGAGTTTAAAAGATATTACAGTTAAAGGTAAAGTTTATACACCAGTATTGGATAAAGAAGGTGTTTACGAATGTAATTCGTGTGCATTTCGCAATGATAGTAGAGGTTGTACAGAAGCAAATAGAATCATGAGTTGTTCTGAAACTGATTCATATTTTGTACCAGCTTCAGTAGACTTACGATCAAGCACTCAGCAAATGAAAGATTGGCAACCTACAAGTACAATTACTATGCAAGAAAACCAACCAATTGGCACTAAGTATGATCAGGATAAGTTACAATATAGCTTAATTCCATCTCATGCATTAGAACAAATTGCTAAGAATCTTACAGTCGGTCTTAAAAAGTACAAAGAACGAGATAACTGGAAGAAAGTACAGGGTGCTGAACAGCGATATCTAGATGCTCTTTACAGGCATTTAGAGGCACATAGAAGAGGCGAACTGTATGACACCGATAGCAGCGTACCAGATATGCTTCACATGGCTGCTGTGGCTGTTAATGCAATGTTCCTATTGGAATTTATGCTGGACCCTAAACTCAAAGAAAAGGATAGTAAATGATTATTTTACAAGTAACTAGTTTACTGATACTGGTAGCCATTATTGTAACAATGTATGCTGTTGCAATTAAGATGCTGTATGAACATCGTCAGTTGCATAAGAAGAAAAAAGATAAATCAACAAAACCTTGATTTAACTAATAAGCAGTGATATAATAGGACTCTCATTTATTCTGAAAGGTAGTAACAATGAATAAAAAACAACTAACTCGCCCAAATGCAATTGTAGCTTTATGTATTATTTCCGAATCGGAGATTGTTAAAGTAATGCCAAATTACTCAAGTGAGTTTGAACACAAGGATGAAGAATTTAAGAATTTTCTTTATTCTTTAGGAATGAATGTAGATCGACCATATCAGCGACAAGATGGTTTGCAACACAGAAATAGATTTAACGAAGTTGTTGTATGCAGTCGGTGGGTTGGCGAGGAACGATTAGATGAAGCTTGGATCAATAATGGATACGCAAGTAGACAAGCAATTGATAAAGCAAGCGGAAGTAAATTAACAGAAGACATTTATCGTGCTAGATACGAAACAGAAGATGCACAGGCACTGTTAGAATCCAGAGATAAATACGCAACAACAACAGAGGAAGATTAAATGCTAGAAAAATACTTGTTACCTATCAATGAACGACAGGAACCAGTTGAGTTTGCAGATCAGCAGCTAAAAGTATTTTGGTTGCCAGATGAAATCAAAGTAGAGAAAGATATTCAGGATGTATTGGTGAATTTCACCCCTGCAGAAAAACATGCAGTTATTACTACACTGAAACTATTCAGTATCTATGAAACACATGCTGGTTCAGAATATTGGGGTGGACGATTTAAGAATATGTTTAATGGTGCAGAATTTCATAGGATGGCATCTGTATTCTCTATGTTTGAACTAGCAGTTCATGCACCGTTTTACAACAAGATCAATCAGTTATTGCACATTGATACACCAGAGTTTTATACATCATATTTAAATGATCCAGTATTGAACCAACGGGTGGAACACATCGGTGAAATTATTGATCATCCTGATGATTTGATTTCATTAGCTGCTTTTTCAATGGTAGAAGGTGTAATCTTGTATTCATCATTTGCATTCTTAAAGCATTATCAATCTCAAGGTAAGAATAAGTTAATGAATATTGTACGTGGGATTAACTTCTCAGTACGTGATGAAAATATGCATTCTACTGGTGGTGCTTGGGCTTTTAAATATAAGCTAGAGCAGCTAAAGCAAACTCTTTCACCCGAAACTTTTGAACTACATAAGTTAGCAATTGAAGCTCAAGTTCGTTTAGTAGCACAAAAACTATATGAGCATGAATGTCAGATTATCGCTAAGTTATTTGAACAAGGTGAAATCAAAGGTATCACTGCTCATCAACTTGAGAACTTTGTGCAGTCAAGAGTTAATGAATGCTTGAAACAATTAGGGTTTGCTAAAGAGTATGATGTGAAGTATAATCCGATTTCTGAATGGTTCTATAAAGGTATCAATGATTACACCTTTAATGACTTCTTCAGTGGTATGGGTAACCAGTATCATCGTAGTTGGGATAGTGCAGATTTTGTATGGAAAAAGGAAACTAATGAGTAATATTTATAAAGAACTAAGTGAAGAGCGCAAGAAACTACAGGAACAAGGTTTGGTTCCTGAATGGTATACAACTGCAGGTTATCAGATGTTCAAAGATAAATATGAATATCAAACCGAAGGTCGTTCTGTACGTGGTCAGTTTGAGAGGATAGCCCGTACTGCAGCAAAACACGTTCCGATGCTTCCTACTGCTGAAGCAGAGTTCTTTAAGCTGCTGTGGAACGGTTGGTTATCACCTAGCACTCCTGTACTAGCCAACATGGGAACAACCCGTGGAATGCCTGTATCATGCTCAGGAACCATTGCTGACGATTCTGTTGATGGTTTCTACAGTAACTTACATGAAGTTGCTATGTTAACTAAATATGGTTTTGGTACAGCAACTGATCTAAGTGCAGTTCGTCCTCGTGGATCAAAGATCAGTGTAGGCGGTAAAGCTTCTGGTGTTCTACCAGTTATCAAAGAGCATGTTAACGCTATGCGTAATATTGCACAAGGTACTGCACGTAGAGGTGCGTGGGCTTTCTACTTAGATATTGAACACGGTGACTTCAACGAAATCTCTGATCATATCTTAGCTGAACCAGATGATCTAAACGCAGGTTGGACAATTCGACAGTCATTTATTGATCGCTTGGAAGCTGGTGATCAAGATGCGATTCAGCGATTCCAAAAAGCTATGAAGATTAAGATGGTAACTGGTAAAGGTTATTTCTTCTTTATTGACAAAGCAAATGCTAAACGTCCAATTACTTATGTAGATCGTGGACTGAAGATTAATAACTCACAGCTATGCTCTGAGATTATGCTGTTCAATGATTTGGACCATACATATACTTGTGTGCTATCTTCAATGAATGCAGCTAAACGCAGAGAATGGAAGGGTACAGATGCAGCTTATTGGGCAACTATCTTCTTGGATTGTGTAGCTTCTGAGTTTATTGAGAAAGCCAAAGGTATTCACGGTCTAGAGAAAGCTGTTCGGTTTACTGAAAAGAGCAGAGCACTTGGTTTGGGTCTATGCGGTATTCATACTTTGTTTATGCAAGAGATGCTACCGTTTGAAGGCTTTGATGCACACAGATTAAGTCAAGAGATTCAAGCTGATATTTGGGAACAAGCACAAAAAGCTACCAAAGAAATGGCTGTTCTCTTAGGTGAACCGGAATGGTGTAAAGGTTATGGTATTCGTAATACGCACTTGATTGCTATTGCACCTACCAAATCAACTGCATTACTAATGGGTGGAGTATCAGAAGGTATTAATCCTGATCCAGCTATGAGTTACAATCAAACTACTTCCGCTGGTGAGATTGATCGTTTGAATCCTGTACTACTTGAGCTAATGAAAAAGAAAGGTGTTTACACCAAGAAACATGTTCAAGAGATTACAGATAAACAAGGGTCGGTCCAGCATGTGGAATGGTTAACTGAAGATGAAAAGCAAGTATTTAAAACTGCTTTTGAAATCAACCAGAAAGCTGTGTTAAGATTAGCATCTGCACGTAGTCGATATATTGATCAGTGGCAGTCGTTAAATCTATTCTTTGCAGCAGATGAAGACCCTGCTTGGATTGCTGAAGTTCACGCTGAAGCTTTCCGTGATCCTAATATCTTAGCGTTGTATTATATTTATACTCAAGCTGGTGTACAAGCCAGTAAGGGTGAATGTGAAGCTTGCATGTAACAATAGGAGCTTCGGCTCCTTCATATGAAAGATTATTATGAATTGGGAAAATATTTTCTATTATGATGAATCATCCCCAACATGTTTGAAGTGGAAATATACACGTAGAAATCCTAAGTTCAATAATGTAATTGTATTAAAAGATACAAATGCGGGTTGTCTAAGATTCTATGAAGATGGTACACCCAAAAACTCTGCTGTAAGTATCAATAGTCGCTCCTATTATATTCAACGTATTATATTTGAAATGGAAAATCTTTGTATAATTCCAGAAGGATATGTTATTGATCACATTGATGGTAATCCGCATAATAATAGAATTTCAAATTTAAAAATGGTACTATCATTTGATAATGCACACAATGTTAAAAAAATGTCGCATAATACTTCAGGTATAACAGGTGTGTCTTATTCTCCTGTTATTAATTCTTGGAGAGGATTATGGTATGATGGTGAAGGTAAACAAAAGAGTAAATCTTTTAGTGTTAATAAATATGGTGAAGATTTGGCAAAACAACTTGCAATACAAGCAAGAGAATCAGCAATTGAATCGCTAAAAGAGAATGGTTATTTATATACAGAAAGGCATGGTAAATGAAAAATTTAGTAATCTTTAAGGCTCATTGGTGTAAAACTTGTGGACCGATGGTGAAAGTAGCACAAGCTGCAAATCTTGGAATTCCAATCTCTACAATTGACATTGATGCTGATCCTATAGCTACGACTGAGTTTAATATTCGTGGAGTACCAACACTAATCCTGATGGAAGAAACACAAGTTGTAAAACGTTATACAGGTTCTATGTCAGCAGAACAATTGAAAGAATTTGTACGATAAGTACAGACGTAAAAAAGCCCCTAGAAGATTCCGTAAGGTTTCCTCTAGGGGTTTTTTATTTGCGATAAATATCTAATTGATCTTTTACAGTATCATACTGTTGGTAGCAAGCGTTTAAATGCTGCTTTAATTCTTCTGCATTTTTAGCAATTCCAAGAGAGACTTCTGCATGTCGCTCAAATAATCCCTCTGTAGCAATTCCTTTGGTGCTTTCTGCATTGCTGGAATTTGAGGTAATATTGCTTGTGGTACTTGCACTTTTTGAGTACTGGCGCAAGCTGTCAATAGTAGCGTTATACTTATAAGTAATATCTTTAATCTTAGCATCTTTTTCCTTTATTATTGAATTCACATCATTCTTAATGCTGCCTTCGGATATAATGCTTTTAGTTTGTAAAGATTGATTTAGTTTGTCGTATTCTGCTTTTTGAGTAGCTACAGCTTTGTTTACAGCAGTATTAACCTGCCAGTTATGCACAAAAAATAAACCAAGAAGTACACATACAATTACTGCAGCTTTTACTACTAAAGTTTGTATATTATTGACCAATGCAAGCATTATATTCTTCTTTTCTACGTTTAGTTAATCCGGGCAATGATTTACCTTTGAACTTATCCCATTTAAGAATCTCTTTACAAGCTCCAGCATAATCAAAAGTATTCAACTTAGTGACTAATGTTGATTTACAAAACGCAGATACTCCAATGTTATAAGTAAGAGACACGTAAGCATCGTATTCATATTGGTACATGGGAACAGGAGCACAGTTTCTAACGGCCTCTTCGAACACCTCCAAATCCTCATTAAGACGCTTTAAAGCCTTTTCTGGTGATGTTTTTTGTCCAATGAATACCCGAGTACCATCGGAGTTAGTTGTGCTGCCAAAACCGATTGTAGCAACATCTCCAGCTACTGGTATGTATGCATCACTTCTGTAACCTTCGTGTAGAGCAACTGTAATTAATCCACCTGCGGATAAAACCAGACCTGCAGCTAACGATCTCATTTTCATTTTCATTCGATATCCTTTTGAGCTACAATACGCGCTACAAATGCTGCAGATACGGATACAAAGCTTAGAGCCGCAAATGTACCACGATCAAACATATCAAAATATAAAGGTAGAATGACTTCAAAAGCAGATAGAATTCCAGCAAGGATTATAAATTTAATACTCCATGCTTTCCTAACAATGTCTTTCCAGTTGCTATATAATTTCATTATAACCCGACAATCATTTTTAATACATTAGTAATACCCATTGATTGAGTTAGTACTACTAATACAGCACCCATTGCTAGATACTTAATTTGGTTTAAAGTTTTTTCAATACCTGTTAATGAATTACGTAGATCAGTAGAAATATCCTGAAGCTTTTTCAATTCTTCTGCATGATCTTCAACTTTTAATTCAAGTTTAATAACACGGTGTTCAATTTGTTCTGGCATACTACTTCTACTTTCACTATCTGAGTTATAAACGAATAAACCACCCGAAGGTGGTCTATTATGATAACTACTATTATATCATTAGGATTGATAAAAATCAAGGATTAATTTGTGATTAATTTACCAGCTAGTTCCATTGGATTTACACCCTCAGGAATCATACTGGGATCAAGAATGTCGTTATTATCTTTATCACGTAATGCATGGATACAGTAGGCAACTGTCTGATCAGTTAAAGCAGTAAGCTCGTGTACTTTATCTGCTTTAATATAAATCATTTGAGGTGCAGTAAAGATTGATTCTTTACCGTCTACAACTACTTTTAAACGACCCTTAGCTAGTAAAGTTAAGTGATCAAACTGATGAGTATGACCAATCTCTACATCACCAGCTTTTTGAAAATGCATCATTCTGGAATACAGATTAGCTACACATCCGATATTAATGTCTGGTTGGCTCATAGAATCTCCACTGGTAATTTATTAATTTGTTTTGGTAAAGGAGCATAAGGATCAGGTTTCTCCAATGGATCAGATATTAACTGCCCATCTTTAAATAACCAATCGTTATGATAACTTGTTTCCCTGATGGTTTTAAATTGTTCTTCTGTAATTGGAAATACAATTACACCTTCATCTAAGTAAACAGAATCATCATATACATTTGCAATTCTAAATTCTTCATTAACACTAATACAATACATCATGTCTCCTTAACCAATATAAGCAATAGCAGGTGAAATAGAAGGATAGTTTGCAAAACCTGAAGATATGTTACCTGCTGTTCCATAACCATTAAGATTAGGTCTACCATAAACTTCAAATGTATCTCCATTGCTGCAAGTAAAATCTCCTGTCCATGTAACTGGAGTACCACTATTCACAAAAATATCACCAGTAATTGCTACACCATTTTTATAAACTTTATAATATGCTGGACAAGTATAGTATCCTGAAGAATCAAAACCAAGATACACAACAACCTTAATTCTTACAGCACCAGAACCTAGCGTTACAATTCTACCGCCTATTTTATAATAAGTACTATTGTTAGTACTGAAACCACTCTGTGCATTAGTTGTAACAGCAACATAAGAATTACCTGCAGAAACAGGAATATAAAGTGAAGCAGCTTGACCAGTCCACCCTTGTGCATTAAACTCACCGACTGTACTATTATTGCAGAGAACACCAATTCGTCCATCTGCAATCCAGTACATACCTGTATCTTGACCACCATCTGAGTTGAATCTCCAACCATTGTCAGCTAATAAAATAGTACTAGTAAATGTTTTAGTTCCAGCAATAGTCTGATTACCAGTAGTGTAAACACCGTTGGTAACAGTACCAGCATTACCAGTAATACTTCCAATAATGGTAGAGGTGAATGTTTTAGTACCTGCAATAGTTTGATCACCAGAAGTACCTACATCACCAGTACCGTTAACTTGTTTATAGTTAGTGGTATCTGCAGATGGGTCAGTTGTTCCAGAACCAGAAGTTGTAATTCTGCGATATGCTAGACCGTTGATAGGACTCCATACAACAGCACCATTCGCATATGTTGTACCGCTAACCCATTTTACGATGTTGGTAGCTGCTAGAACTGCAGCAGCAGAAGCAACAGCATTAGCTTCGCTTGTATTCACATTTACTTGCAAAGCGTTAGCTTCAGCTTGAAATGTAGGTAATGCACCAAGGAAAGCATCAGCCCTATCATTAAAGTTCGTAGGGTCTTGTCTACTTGGTGGTGTTGGTAAAGCTGTAATAGCCATATTATTTCCTTATTAAATTAAACCTTCGATCTGTAGATTACAGATAGAATGAGTAGGGTATGAAATTTCAGTAGAGAAATCACGATAGAATCCATATGTAATTAATGGTTCTTCAAATTGAATATCTGTACTAGCAAGCCAGAGTACAGGGGTAGCTCTAATTTGATATAAGATACGTTGTACTTTATTCAAGTTAGAATTTGTAAGTGAAACACTGGCGTTAATTCGTTTACTGTAGTTTCGTTTAATGAAAGTTACATTACCAAATTCATCAGTATCTTTTCTGGAGTAATCAATAATACCAGCACTAACACCATATTGAGTATTTCCTAGATTTTTCAGTACACCCGTAACAAACGTTCCAATGGCAGTTGTTCCAACTCCAGTTATTTTTACACTAATCAATACATTTGATGCTGTTGGAATATCTAGATAAATACTAGTGTTTCTAACGGTATCTGCATCATAGAAGAAATAACCATACCAATCAACTGAATCTCCACCAGTTAACTGCTGTGTATTATGATAGATAGGTATTTTCAAACTTGCATCAGATACAGCTACAGCAGTTCTACTTCCATTGACGTTTAGCAAAGCTATAGTATCAATAGAAGATGCAGTAACCGCAAAAATAATATCAGATGTAGAAGTTGATGTACTACTAATTTGATCATCGAATGCAGCCATCTTATTAGTTGGTCCAGTTCGAGTCCAATAGGTTGTAGCAGTTAAAGGATTTTGATTTAAGTTACTATTTTGTAAGCTAAGATATGTTCCATAAATTCCGTATGATACATATGTACCTATTGCATAAGTAGTACCAGAAGACCATTCAGCATAGGCATTTGTTAAGTTTGTATAAACTAAACCGGAACCTGTAATAATATCAGCAGCACGAGTAACTGCAGCAGTAGTTGTTTTAATATAACTTGTTAAGTTACCGAGTTCAGCTTGCCAACCCCATACATATACTAAGATACTAGTACCATCTCCAGTATATACAAGATTTCCTGTATTAGGTTGAATTAGTACCAATCTAAATAAAACTTTAGTTGCATCTATAGTTGGAATACCTGTTATCCAAACTCTGTATATATCTGTAGAAATTTGTTCAAAATTACATTCAGCAATAGAACCTGTAGAGCTATTGATCCACGGAGTAATACTCTTTGTGTTGAAATCAAAAGTAAATCCAATAAACTCACCAATATAACCTGTAACTCCACCATATATTCTAACTTGTGTCTTTTCAGAAATACCCTTTTTGATATATAAACTATAAGTATGATTAGTGGCAGGAGTAATTGAAGTTATTTCTTGTTCTGTTAAATGCTCTGTATTTGTAGCTGAAGCTATTACACCATCAAAAGTTGTTGTACCATCTGGAGCAATTGCACTATTTGCTGAAATTGAAGCATTATACTTACCATATGCAGGATACTGATCAAGTTGTTCAGAATACAAAATACGATTCGTAGATGCATTCTCGATCAATACACCTTTAAACTCTTTTGTATACGGATCATAATTAATACGCACAGCATCAATAGCTGCAGTTTGCATAACACCAGAACTATTAAAATAAGTACCTATAGTACTTCTAGTAATAGCACCAGTAGTTGTAATACTTTCTGGTTTTACTAAATTCATAACTTATCTTTCTTATGTTCTAAGTGAAGCTAAAAATTTAACTTCTTTTGCTTCTGCGGTTTCAACCCAACCTTGTTCAAAAGCTAAGAGTACCATGTCATCCTTATTATTAGGAATTTGTGTATTTGTTTCAATGCATTTATTAATTACAATTGGAATAATATTTTCAACTGCATTAACACATCTTGATTTAATAGCATTGTTAATCCATGCTTGTGGATTTGTAGCAACATAAGATAATGCCTTATTTTCTGCTTCAGTTAATTCAATAATATATTGCATGTTTATCCTAAAAATGTTAAAAATACTGAAGAGTGTGGTCCTGTCCAAGAATAAGTAGTAGTACCTTGATAATAAAAACTTACAACATCATTAGCTGATAAATTAATTATACAATTTATTTGTAAATCATAACTATCATCATTATTTGAGTATGCGTATTTAAATGTACCACCATTTTGACGTATACTCAAATATGATTGTGTTGAAGTCGTGTTTACCAGTTGATGTGCTTGTACTAAATATTTTCCAGTAATTGGTACTGTAATAGATGAATTTGTACTATTCACAATAACATTAGTAGCAAAATCTGTTAATAATTGTGGAGAATAATTTGTTGCATTACCTGTGTAAGAACCAAAATACCCTTGAAATACTGGTCTGTTTGGTGTTAATACAACTCCATTACTATCAAGCATTGCTGCAGTAGTATAAGCATTATTTGTACTAGCTACTGCTAACTTTTTTTCATCGGTAATAAAAAGGGGTTCACCTTCCAGCAAACCCCCTGTAGAAGCTAGGGCATCTATTTTAGCCCTAGTACCTCGTTTTAATTGAACAGTAGTTGTCAAACTACACCTCCATCAATAGTAGCTGATACGCTTAGTGTTTCACCATCTTGGTTAGCACGTTCTAGAATCTTAGCTGTCTTAGCATTGTGTGATACATCTGCTCTGACTTCAGCACGTAGACCTTGCATTTCAGTAACTAAAGCAGCTAACAACTCTTGGTTGCTAGAGTTAGCACTAACGTTAGAAGATACAGAAGTACCAGAACTAGATACAGCACTGACAGTTGCCATTGAAGTTGCAGAAGAGGTATTGAAACCACCTGTGTAACCCAATGTATCTTGCAATGATTGAGCAAGTTTAGCTCTAGCAAAAATAATATCAGTTGCATTCACAGCAGTAGAAGCTGCGATTTGTTCTAGACCTTTAGTAACTTCAGGTAGTTGAGCTAGTGCAGTTAAGTCACCAGAACGAGCCTGAGCAGTTAGAATAGCGAATTGAGCCTCTAGACCAGACTGACTAGTGTTAACACCACGTAAGCGATTAATCTCGTCTACAATAGTAGTTGTTACACTGGTAAGCTTTTCCATAGCTCTTACAGCTTCTTCGTCAGCAGCTTTCTTATCTTCAAGTGCAGTAATTTGATCGTACAATGCTTTATTGCTATCGTAGATTTTAGCACGTTCTCTTTCACGTAAAGCAAGAGTATCACCTTGTAACTCAAGTAGTTTGGTTTCAAGATCATAACGCTGTTGCATTACATTATTGTATAAAGAACTCAACTGTTCAGCAGTAGCACCAGCACCTAGTACCAATGCAGCAAGTTCATTACCTACATCTTTAAAAGTCGTAGCAATCTTATCTTGAATCTGTGCGTCAGTTAAACCATCAAAACTAATTTCAATTTTCTTAGTGTAACCTGCAATGTCATCTGAAGATTTACCAATGGCTTCTGCCATCATACTAGTTGAATTCTTTAGATCAGCAAAAGTAGCTTGTAGTGCATCAGAACCAGAGAACTCACCACGGTTTTCTCTCCAGTATGATGGACCTCTGAATAGAGTACCTGATTTACGCATTGTAGCGTAACTGTTGATATCACCTTCACCTAGTGTACCTGAGATACCACCACCAACTTGTTTAGTAGTACGGAAAGCACCAAGAGCATTCAAAGCAACAAGTGCAGCAGCTACGTAAGGTACAGCAGTTGCTAATTGAGCACCAGCAGATAAACCAGTACTAACACCTTGCATACCAGCGGCACTATATGCACCAGCAGCTTCAGCAACTGAACCACCTTGTATGGTTGTCATGAAACCAGTACCAAAAGCTTCACCAGCAGCAGCTAATGAACCACCACCAATAGAGATACTACCTGCAGCTTTAGAGATAAATGAACTGGCAAGATTACCCATTAGATTACCACCAGATGCACCTGTTGAATTACCCATTAAGCTGTTAACTACAGCATTTACAAATACTGTAATAGGCTTGCGTAATTCAGCTTGTAAAATATCACGAAGTTTCTTACCACCTGCTTTACCACCATCAAATAAAGCTGTAGTAATTGCATCAGCAATACTGCTCTTTAGTTTGTTGTATTCTTCTCTGTAATAAGCAACTTCAGCATCAATACCAGCTTGTACAATACTAGTTCTAGCAATGTCGATTGCCTTATTAGCATTGATCATCGCCGTAGTGTAAGCACCACCAGCAGCTTCTAACTCAGCTAAAGAAGAATTTGGATTGTTTAGTACAATCAAATATTGCTTGTAAGCTTCTTCTTGTGCTTTAGTGAACTTGGAAACTTCAGCAGTCTGTCTCTTAGTTTCATCAGCAACAGCTTTAATACTTGCAGCTTCTGCACCATAAGCATTCGTTAGTCTATCCTGAAGCTCAAGATCAACTCTTTTATTTTCAGCAGCATCTTCTTGAGATTTGACATATTCTTTAAAAGTTTTTGTACTAGCAAAAGCAGCTTTTTCAAATTCTAACAAAGCAACTTGTTCTCTTGCACTAAATGCTGAACCTAGTTTTGCTTTTGTATCCTCAACAGTAGCATTAAACTCAACAAAATCTTTAGTTAAATTAACTAATTGTTCTTGAAGTTGTTTTTTATTTTCAGGGTCTTTAGCTTTAGTAAAAGCTTGAGATAGTAGAGTAGCTTGATCTTCATAAGCTGTTCTGTACTTGGCACTAAAGCTATTAATAACATCTAATTGCTTTTGTTCAGAACGACTTAACAAATCAGTGTCTTGTGCAATAAAATCAGCACGTTCAATTAGACCTGCATCAAAACGAGCTTTTAAAATAGACCGTTCATCTCTAGCAAAACCTTCAGCAAGTTTTAATTGTTCACCATAATCTTTTTGGATTATACTTAAATCTTTACTTGCTTGAACAGTGACTGCGGTTTTAGGTTGTTTAGCTAGATATTCATTTTTTAATTTTTGAATTTCTACAGCATCTTTACCAGCCTTCAAACCAACTCTTTCAATTTCAGCTAAATCTCTTTTAATCTCTGATTCTTTTGCGAGGTGTTTATTCAAAAGACCTTGCCATTCAGTTTCAGCTTTAGCTTTGACATCGTTTGCTTCACGTAAAGATTTGGCTTTTGTCTGAAGTTCAATCTGTTCTTGCAAACCTCTGATTTCGTTTTCAATTTTTGTTTTCTCAGCAGCAATCAAAGGACGAGTATCACCTTCTTTGAAACCTGCTAATTGTTTTTGTTTTTGCATAAGTTGAACATTGAGTGTATCCTCTGTGCCCCAACCTAATACAAAACCTTTTACTCTAGCCCAACCTTTTGCGATGTTGTCAATAACATCTAACCAGATTCTTTCAAGGTATCCAGCGTCAGCAGCAATTTGTTTAACAGCAGCAGCGTTGATTCTTGCCATCTCTTTTATAGCAACAGATGCAGCATCAGCAACTTTACCTTGTCTTGCAAGTTCATTGACTAATTTTACAACTTCAGGGGAAACACCACGCATTTCCTTAGCTAGTTTTTCAATTCCTTCTACTGGCTTAGTTGATAGTTCTTCAAAAGCTTTTACAGTATTTGCAATTGGTGTACCAGCGTACTTTTCCATTTCGATTGCAGAATCCGCAACTAATTTGAAATTAGCTCCAGCATTATAACCTTCTTTAGCCATTGTACTAAGTACAGTAGCATATTGATAAGTGGACTTTCCAGCAGAAGCTAGAGATTGTGCATATGCAATTGCTTCTGTTCTATTCATTTTCATGTTAGAACCAGTAGTTGCTAGATTTACTGATAATTCACGTTCAAACTTTATAGACTCATACATTACAGTAGCAAGAGTAGCGAGAGTAGCAATCACAGCTACAATACCTACTTTACTAAATGCTATTGCTGCAATTTTTAATCTATCAAAAGCCGCAGCACTGGTTTCAACGTTACCAGTTAAAGCACCGAAAGCAGAAACACCTACTGCTATTGGTAAACCAAAAATAGCGTTACCTGCTGATTTAACAGCATTGACAAAGAATCCACCGATAGCTTTACCAGTTTGCAAGAATGATGTAGCAATCTGTCCTGCAGCACCAGCCATAGCTTTCTCTAGCTCTTTACCACTGGCACCAGCTTGTTGAATAGCACCACGAATCTGATCACCTTGTTGAATCATAACCAACAAAGGATTCATACCAGAAGCGAGTGAAATACCTACGTCACCCATTTGAACAGAAATAGCACGAGCTAAGTACTGTAATCTATCAGCTTGCTTTTTATCAGCAATACCTTCAAATTGTTTTTTAGCTACAGATAATTTAGCAGCAGCTTCATCAGCAGACATACCTGATTGTTTTAGTGCTTTCTCGTATTTTACAAGAGCATCAGTAGCTTGTTTATCAAGTGCTTTATTTGTATCAGCTAGAGCAGCAGCTAATCTAGCATCAGCATCTGCAAGATATGCAGTAGCTTTAGCAGCATCTTTTTGCTGTTTTATCATCTGAGTCTCTGCATCTGAGAATTTATTTATACTCGTTGCAAGAGTAATGTATTCACTGTTAAGACTTCTTAAACTGGATTTCATGGTGGATAAAGAAGCACCTTCTTCTCTAAGCTTAACCATTAAACGTTCTTTATCTGATGCTAACTCACGTACTTGTTTTGAGGTTAATTCAACACCAGAGCCATATAATCTTTGTACTTCTTTAAGAATACCTAATTCATTTTTTAAAGATGTAACTCCACTTAAACTCTTATCGAATGGATCACCTGAAAATTTCTTTTGTGTCTGTAAAGTATCGAGTAATAACTTTAAATCATCAGCAGCAAGACCAGCAGCTTTACCATAAGACATGACAGTAGCCATACCTTTGGATAGACCTTCTGACATGTAACTTGTAATACTCTGTTGCTTCTCAAGAATCGACATTTGAGTCTTGCTAGAATCAGTTACTACAGTCTGAGCCTTAGCTAGTTTTTCGGCAGCAATAGCAGCTTTGGTATTTGCCTCTTCTACTTTGGCAGCAGCTAGTGCTGTTTTAGCTTGAGCTTGCGCTAACTTCTCTGATTCCAGAGCAGCGGTTGCAATTGGCTTATTTACTTTACTAACAGATACTGCCAGAGCATCAATCTTTTTAGCTGCGTCTACTAATTCTTTCGTATCTACTACGAATTTTAAGGTACTTAATTCCATGTTTTACTTTCATTTAAATCTTATTCGATTTACTTAGATTTTCTTTTGCAGGAATAACTTGTAGATTCCATAGCACATGTAAACCACAGACAGTCTTACCTTGTAACGGCACGATGTGATCTACATGATATTCTTCACCTGTGTACAATCTAAACATTCTTGCACACAAATACAATTCTTCAATTTCTGCAAAATCTGAATTAGTCAACCACTTAGGTGTAGCATTTAATTTTGCGGCACGGCGTTTGTTAGCTAAAGCTAGAAATTTTTCGGGATTATTTTTACGATAATCATTTAAACGCTTATTACATTTAGCAGTATTTGTTGCATAATACTCTCTTGCCTTTTGTGCTAAGAGTTTTCTATTATTTACCCTATATAGAGCTTCGTACTTAGTAATAATTAAATAGTTACTTTTACGCCGAATACGACCACTCTCTTTTATTTTATCTCTATTGGCTTCAGCATATATTTTAAATTTGTCTTTATTTTTTAAATAATAATCTTTTAAATATTGTGCATATTTTTCTTTATTCTGTTCACGATATTTCTTTGTATGAGCAATAACCTTTTCTCGGTTTTCGACATAAATTTCCTTAGCTCGCTGAGAAATTCTCTCTTTATTAAGTTCATAATAAACTTTCTTAGTTGCTGCTCTTTTCTCTTTATTAATTTTATTATATTCAGCAACACATTGTTTACAAGTTGGATATAAACCATCTTTCCTTTGAGAATTCTTACTAAAACTTTCAAATGATTTTTCTAACTTGCACTTACTACAAATTTTAAATAAGCCCATGATTACTCCAATATATAATTCTATATTTACAATCTGTATAAAATCGTAAATATAGAAGCCCTCGTTAGAAGGCTACTATTTATTTCTTTGTGCTTTTCTTGCGTTCAGCTTCAGCTTCTTTTGCGTAAGCTTTCATTGCTTCATTATCGAATGATTTGATTAGAGTTATTTCCCAATCATCCGGTTTCATATCAATCAAATCAAAGTAGCATTTAATCTCTGTATAAGATATTGGATTGATACCAAAACCATTGGACCCTCTTGCATTATGCAAATCAATAAACCATTTCCATACTTGGACACAACTCTCAGGTAGCTCGACAATATCTTCAAGCTCTTTCGGTTTTATACCTGTTTGTCTCCATACGGAATTTAACTGATCTCTTAATGTAGAACCATCACTTGAACGCCTACCGAAACCAAACTCTTGTTTAGCAAAAGAAATGGCTTCTTCAATTTCACTCGGATCGAAAGTTCAGGATTTGACCTGATTCCTCCATCACGGCTTCTTTAATCCACGAATAGTCTTTGAAAATACGTTCAGCATTTTCTTTTGTAAAGAGAACTAGTTTACCATCTTCGGTAATATTTTCCCAACCGATTACTCGTACAACAGCAGATTCAATACTGAGTTCTTCAGCTTCTTCTAGCGTCATATCTTCGGCTTCTTTACCTCTGCGTTTAGCTTGTTGTTCACGTAGCTTAAACTCAGCATACTTCTTACGAGCAAAGGCTTTTACTGTTTTAGACTGATCACCACGAACTGTAATGAATACTCCTGTACCTTCTCCAGTACCGGGAAGTTTCAATTCAAACTTATAACCTGCTTCGGCAATCTCTGTGTAATTATGTTTTGTTAGATCAAACGTCATAATATTCCTTTCTATTATTGTTAATGAAGTACTGATTATAACATAATTTTTAAGATAAATCAAGAGGTGTAAATCATTAAAGCAATAAAAAAAAAATCCCCTCGGCTTTTGACCGAAGGGATTCTATCAAGTTATATTAGCAGTTATTAAGCTGCAGAATCTTGAATTTGGATTGTAGTAGCTGGTAGACCGGCAGTAGTAACATCGTTCAACAAAGCTTGGAAGCTTGAAGAAGAGATTAGACCGAGTTCACCATCATCCTTAGTGAAAGTACCTAGCTTAACTTTAGGGATTGCGAAAGCAACGAAGTTAGCAGTAGCACTAGTATCAGAGGTAACTGTCAAAACTAGAGATACTGTTGATTCAGCATTGAAGTAATCACGGAAAGCAGCATCTTGGAAGTAAACACTCATATTACCAGTAACACGAATACGACCAGTGAAGATATCAGCAATAGAGTTGGAACCAACTACAGTAGCATTCTCAGTGGCACGTTCGATAGTAAAATCAGCAGATGTTACTAGAGCAACAGGAGCACCGTTCACAAGTAGGACACCGTTAACAGCAGCGAAGATACCAGTTGTACCTTGTGCAGTTGGTGAAGTGAAGTATTGTGTAGTACCAGTTTGTGTTAGGTCTTTACCAGCGAAACCAATGTCAACAGTAGTTAGACCAGTAGCAGGTAGCTGAACAGCAACACTATTAACTTTCATACCTGTGTAAACTTCAGACTGAGCGATATCAGAGTAGAATTCTTCTACAGTGTAGGAATCATCAGTGTGACCAGTTGCAGGAACAAAAGTTTGCTTACCGGGAGCAGTTAAGGTTACGCTTGTAGCAGTACCTTGAGCAGTCATTGTAGAACCGTTTAAAGGGACAACGACAGCGTTTGTAGCGGTTAGAGAAGCGACCAATAGGTTTTTACCGTTATCACCACTAGTAGTCAAACCAGAAGCACGAACTACCATACCGACCTTAACACCGTCTGTCAACCATGAACCAGTTGCACGAACTAGCGTATAAGTTGTACCGACAACAGTTACTGTAACCTGAGCAGCAGCACCAAGAGTAACAGCAGCAAAGTCTTTACCTACTACAGAACCCATGAAATCAGAATAGGAAGCTGAAGAAAGTTCACCGTTTAGAGTACCTTCGGCTGAACGAACACCATGACGGAAATCAGCTACTTGACGATCAACACGAATTTCGTTTGATTCATAAGCTTCTTTTGCTAGGTTAAAGTTGGCAGTAACTCTGCGTAGTAGTTTTCCAGAAGTATTACCTGCTAGAGTACCAAAAGTAGTTTCTTTCTTGTAAGCAACCTGTTTGGCTGTACCTTTTGAAATTGGCATATTATTTCCTTAATTTAAATTATCAACATTTGCAAATGTACTGATTTAGGTTCAGCAACCTTGTTATTAATAAGAATAAACTTCTGCAACCAATTCGATTAGCACAGGACAAATTATTCTCTCAGATACAACAGTATTTCCAGCAACTTGTGGAGTTCTTAATACGTGTATTCTTACGTTACCTTCTTGTAATACTAAACCTTTTGCAAAATGATTACGAATCAATTCGGCTCGATTTATAACTTCGGAAGTTCCTTTGTTTGCAGCACCGACTACGAATACTTGCATTGTTACTCTTTC